CTTGAGGTCGGTCAAGGCAAGCTGGGAGAGTTCGTCCAGCTCTACAACGGCATAGCCATCGGCATCAATGACTGGATACTGGACACCCATACCCTGGTCGGCAGCGTGGAGACAGCCACCACCGGCGCCACTAGCTCCACCATCTACGCCCTGTGCTTTGGTGAAGGCGCAGTTTGCGGCGTCACCGGGCCTGGCGGGCTTACCATTGAGCCTATAGGGTCGATGGAGACCAAGGACGCTACCCGAAACCGCATCAAGTGGTATACCAGCGTGGCGGACTTCTCCCTGGTAAAGAGAGCCGCTTTAATCGGCGTCCAGGACTAGTGTCTTTGTCATCCTGACCCTGAGCCGAAGGGGAAGGGTCTGATAGCCTGGAGCATCCGCTCCGGGGCATCATCTCCAGCAGGTAGGGGGAGAAGCGGGCTGAATATTGAGCCGAACGGCTTTTCCCCCCACCACCAAGCTGTCATCCTGACCCTGAGCCGAAGGCGAAGGGGAAGGATCTCGGGATGAAGAATCTCATAGAAGGAGTGAACTGGCATGGACTTGAGCAGCATGGTTACACTGGTCAGGCGAGACCTGAAAGACGAGGACAACGCAAACTATCGCTGGCAGGACAACGAGATTGAGAGAGCTATCCAGAGAGCGCTAGCCGAGCTGTCCCGCTATTGCCCCAGGGAAATGAAATCTACCGTTGCCACCACAGCCAGCAGCAGGGAGATAGATATTTCCGGAGTGTCAGGCATTTCGGACAGGATCTCCATTGACCGGGTAGAGTTTCCGGTAGACAGCACCCCCAGGAGCTTTCAGAGGTTCAGCGTCTATGGAGACACCCTGACCCTGATTGGAGACGCCCGGGGAGACGGTGAGAACTGCTATGTCTACTGGAGCTGCTTACACACCCTGGACGTCGACACAAGCACCGTCCCCACCTATCTTGAGGACGTGCTAGCTCAAGGAGCTGCCGCCTATGCCGTGCTGTCTCAGACGCAGTATAGGACGGACACCGCGGGCTTTGGCGGAGAGCAGGCGGATAGAGATTACCAGTCCTGGGGAACAGCCATACTCAAAGAGTTCACCCGCCAGCTCAAACGCTTCGGCAGGAGCCGAAAGCTAAAGGTCGGACAACTTTATCAAGGAGACAACACTGAATAGCCCCCGTTGTCATCCTGATCCTGAGCCGAAGGCGAAGGGGAAGGATCCGTGAAGGGAAGAATCTCGAGGCGAAGAATCTCACAGAGAAGGAGACAACTATGAGTAAATCAAAAATCGAACAGGGTCTGCCCCGCTTACCCTGGCAGGCTTTCGCTGTCGTGGGGGACAAAGACGACCCCGAGACGTGGAAGCTGCCGCACCATACCAAAGCCATCTTTAGAGCCATACAGGGCAAAATCGGCCACTACCGGACAACGGACTGGGAGCATACGGCGGCAGCCGTGGCAGCTCTGAGCCGTGGCGGATTCCGGGGTAAGCGGGTAGAGGCCACCGAGCAGCAGATCCTGGACGCCGCCAAACATTTAGCCATGCATTACTCGGAAAACGGCAAGCCGGTCCCTGATACCCTGGCAGCCCTGGTCGAATAGTCCGCCCTGTCATTCTGAAGGAGCGAAGCGACTGAAGAATCTACACGAATACAAAAAATCTCCCCGTCATTGCGAGGACTGCGAGCCGAAGGCGTGGCAGGACGTGGCAATCTCGGCGGTGGGGGAAAATCGCAGGGGGAGTTCAAGAGGGGCACAGCCCCTCTTGATAAAAACACCCTCCCCCTCTCCTCATAGGAGAGGGGGATTAAGGGGGTGAGGTTGATAAAGTATTTTGCCAGGAATGTATTACCAGAAAACTAACAGAAAGGAGATTTAGACATGCTACAAAAGTTTATGGACGGGAAAAAGAAATACAGTGCCTTCATCATCACCGTGTTGGCCACCATGATACCCCTGTTTATCGCCGAGCCGGAGGCGCAGCAGACATTCATGGACATGGTGCCATCGATGGCCGCAGCCCTGGCCGGCATCTTCTATATCATCACCCAGGGCAAAGTCGACAAGGAGAAGGAAGCCGTCAAAGCCGTTAACGGTAACGGTGCGGCCTCAGCCACGCAGCCAGTAGTACAGACCACGCCAGCGCAGCCACAGGCGGAAATCCAGCCTGTAGTTGAGGAAGTCCAGCCTTTTGACGTTAAAGCCTTCCATGAGACCGTGCTCTCTGAGGTCGAAGGCACATACAAGGAGGTCAACCCCGCCACCATCTACTACAAGGCCAGGGATAAAGGCACGGTAACCGCCTGTCAGTCCATAACCCAGGCGCAGGATTATTGGAGCTACCTGGTCGACCTGGCGGTGGACGCCAGGGACTGGCTGAAAGAGGAGACCGAGAAGACAGCCGGCACTTGCGGCCGAAGCCCGGAATTCTATGTCTTTACCCGGGACTTTAACTCAACCATCAGGGCAGCCAACGCCCTGGCAGAGCTGGCTAACTCTAAGGTGGACTGGAAAGCCATGCTAATGCCCTTCCAGTGGAAGCTCTATACCTTGGGCGTCCTGGCAGAACAGATGCTAGAAGCCTACCAGTGACTGTCATCCTGACCCTGACCCTGAACCGAAGGCGAAGGGGAAGGATCTCATGGGAAAGTGATGGTTTTCACTGGCTAACCGTAGTCGGCGTCATGCTGTTGGCGCTAGCCGTGTTGACGGTTATTCTGTGGAGATAGCCGTTACTTAAATGGGAGTGGATTCATGGCCATGTACACCAGCATAAATAACAGGACACCAATAGTAACCAGTCCGTAAATAAGTGTTCTAGTCATTATTCCACCCCGCTTTCTCACTAAAAAGGACTTCGAGGTAATTATAGCACGCAGCCGGTATCTCGGCTAGTGGGAAATTAGTACTATTTTGAAAATTCTTAAGACAGGGGTTACAGACATTATGAAAGATAACAAAGATATCGCTGTAATCAGAAGGAATCGTTGTAATCATGCGTAGCATAACAGACGTCCTATTGGAAACCCAGAAGACAGGCGCGCCGCGAAAGCCCCTGGTCAAGCTGGAGGTGCAGGCTTACGGTCACCCCGCCCCCACGCCCGCCGGCGGCATACAGTGGGAGTACTTCGGCTGGCAGCGCTTCTATTCAGGCTCAGAGACCAAAGACTCCCACGGCGTAACCATGCCCGGAGACGGCTCGCTGGTTCGGGTCCGCAAGGACAGCGCCAACCTTTACCTGTCCAGGGTAGCCAGCCCCGGGCCCAGCTCGACATACAGCTCCTGGGGAGGCTCTTTTGGTGGCGTCCCCTCTAACGCTAAGGTAGCCATCGCCTCTTTAGGAGCTAATGTCATGGCAGCCTCCATGGACGCCTCGATGCTCTACCGCCGGGAATCAAGCGATTACGGCGCATCCTGGGGTAGCTGGACGGCTATGGCCAATGCCCGCCCCTGTGAAAGAGGCGTAGCCATCGCCTTCAAGCCCAACGGAGATTGCGCCATAGTCCACGCCTCCGATGTCAACGACCCCACCAGCCTGTATATTCAAAAGAGGACGTCAGGCAACTGGAGCACCGGCCTGGGTCAGCGTGGCGGCTATGACGCCGAGATTGTCGACCTTGCCATGTATTACGACGGAGATTGGAACATCATCGCCCTGGTGCAGGAAGGCAGCTATATATCGGTTGTCCGCATGGTTTACGGAGACGGCTACAAGGTGAACGTCGGAGAGTGGGCAACAGACCAGAAAATAGGCCTGGGCAGAGCCAGGGTAGACGTAGCCTCTCAGGTCAGGATGAGGCAGTTCGATGTCGGCTGGCCTGTAGGCTTCCGCCGCATGCAGCCCTACGGTCCGTGGACGCCCTTCACAGCCTCTACATACTGGGAGAGGCATCAGGCGGTGGTAGAAGCCCTGGCAGGCGAGACGCTGGACGTTTCAGGACCATACCTGTTAAAGCCCCCCACCTCATGCGCCCGCCCCCTATTATCGTTAGCCAGGCAAAACACCCCCTGGATATTCAGATTGAAGCCAGGGACGGATTTCATAGACTACAACTGGAACAAAGCCAGCACTATGGAATCATCAGCCTCCAGAGGCATGGCTTTAGCCGCCGACGCTGCAGGTGAGTATATATGGGCTACCCAGCCAAACGAGATCTGGCGGGCTCAATGTCCTGGCTCATGGTCTCCCCCCACCCCAGGCTCAGGAGCTGGCAGTAAAATCACCATCCCCGTCTCCAGGATAGCCCGCATACAGGAAGCCGTAGCCCCGGAGCAGCCGTCGGAGCTGGTGGTGGAGCTGGACAACTCTAAAGGAACGTACAACAGCCCCGGAACAGGCAGCCTTGCCGTAGTCAAACGAGGCAGCCGTGTTAATCTGCACCTGGGCTACAAGACCCCCTCCGGAGACCAGCTATCGGAAGCTAGCCGCTACTTCATAGAAAACATGGAGTATAAGAGAGACCCCGGCACGCATAACTTTATCATTCATTGTGTGGACGCCTGGGGGTTACTCCAGCGCTATCAGTTCAACAAGCCGGTGGAGTGGAACATAGGCGGCGATGAGTTCACCTGTTACCAGCTCATAGAGAAGGTCATGTCATGCGTAGGGGGGACGCTCGACTACAAGTCCCGGAGTGACTTGATCACCAGCCTCTATCCCCGCCTTGAGGTCGGCGCCGGAGAGACCGCCGCCAGCGTCCTGAAAAGATTGCTGGCCATGGTCCCTGATGTGATTTACTTCTTCGGCCTGGACGCCTACATCGTCTACCCCCAGGCAGGAGACACCATTGTCTACAAGTATAGATTTCCACAGTAAAGGAGCATGTCATTGTCATATCATTTCCATGTCATCCTGAGCGCAGCGAAGGATCTCGTAGCGAAGAATCTACCGAAAGGAGAGAAGGAAAATGGCAAACGAACTCTACACTAAGGCGAAGCAGGGTCTAATCGACGGCAGCATCGACCTGGACACGGACGACATCAGGGTTATCCTGGTGGACGCCGCTGACTACACCCCCAACCTGGCCACTGACGACAACCTGGACGATATCCCCTCCGGAGCCAGGGTAGCCGTCAGCGGCGCATTGCAGAGCAAGACGGTCACCGATGGCGTCTTTGATGCCGCTGATATCGTAATCAGCGCGGTGTCAGGCGACCAGTTCGAGTACCTGGCGCTCTACAAGCATACCGGCACAGAGAGCACCAGCCGGCTGATTCTGCTTATAGATTCAGCTACTGGCCTGCCCTGCACCCCCAACGGCTCGGACATCACCGTCCAGTGGGATAGCGGCGCCAACAAAATATTCAAATTGAGCTAACCTGGAACCTAGAACCTAGAACCTAGAACGAAAGGGCAAAATGACAACTAAACTTATCGGCCCGGATACTCTTGGCGATCAAGCGAACCTCCCAATAGGTTACGCTTGGGCTACCCAAGCAGTCTGCACAGTATCAGGTGAACTTACAGAGATACCAGCGTACTGCTTTGCCAACAGCAATGTCAGAATTGCCTTATATTCTGATGATGGAGCAGATGGACTAGGAAACCTGATAGCCGAGTCCGCTAGTACACCTATAACTGCGGGGGGTTGGCGTAGCGTAGCAGTGGCAGGCGGTTCTGTAACTTCAGGTAAAAAATATTGGTTAGCAGTACAAGTTGAAACGACAGGTGGTGTTGGTTTTGCTTTTGAAGCTAATTACTTTGAATATGTTCTTCAAGAGTATGGTGCTTTTCCCGCAGATGGTACAAGTTGGACTCCTTCTTATGGTTGGACACTTTCATTACAGGGTTGGGGAGTCCTTGTCCTCACCCCATCAGGCATCAGCCAGCCCGTCGCCATCGGAGAGCCGGAAGTCCAGCAGCAAAGTGCAGCCCAGACAATCACCCCCTCTGGCATCGCCCAGGCAGTAGCTATCGGTACGCCAATCCTGACCTATCCCCAGGACATAGCCCCATCAGGCATTGCTCAGGTGGTAGCCCTGGGCACGCCGCAGCTCACGCTAGCCGTCAAGCCGTCAGGCATAGCTCAGCAAATAACCATCGGCAGCCCCATCATCACCCAGCCCCAGCTCTACGAATCCTATGCCGAAGAGAGCGCCTATCAAAACGTCTACAACAACTACTGGCTGTGCCAGACCTTCACCCCCCAGTCGTCCCACAAAATCACCAGCCTCAAGCTCAAGCTGTGCCGGGTCGGCAGCCCCGGCTCCGGCACGGTCTCAATAAAAGCCACAGATGTCGACGGCAAGCCAACAGGTGGTGATTTGTGCTCTGCCTCTATAGACGGCAACTCTCTGCCCGAATCCCCCGAGAAGCTGGGCTTCTCCCTGGGAGCCGGCACTAACCTGCAAGCCAGCACAAAGTATGCCATCATGTTCCGCTTCCCCTCTGGCAACTCCAGCAACTACGGCAGAACCAGGCGCATGTACCCTGGAGCTTATGCCGGCGGCGCAGCCGTCACCTCCAATGACAGCGGCTCTACCTGGGAAGTGGTAACAGACTGGGACTTCGTCTTTGAGGACTGGGGAGAGCCACTGATGCAGACTCTGTACCCTGAAGGTATAGCCCAGCCTGTAGTCTATGGCAGCCCCATCGTTTACTTCGTGGGCACGGTTTACCCATCAGGCATAGCCCAGCAGGTAGCCTTCGGTGTGCCCCGAATCGAAGGCGGCATAGTAAGCGGCATAATCTGGACAGAGGGCATCGTCCAGCCCGTAGCCGTCGGAAAGCCCACCCTCTATAAGTACGTCTGGCATGTCGTCCTGGACGGCGAGTACAGAACCGAATCGCCGGAAAAGAACAGAATGTTCGTTATCGGCAGGGACGACTACGGCAACCCCGTGTGGGGAGAAGCCCACGACACGGACGAAAGCGCCCTGGTGGGAGAGAGGCTGGACTTCCAGCAGGAGCTTGCCATCCCCACCACCGCCCAGGCGGCAGCCACCGCAGAAGCCATACTGTCAAAGATGAGGCTCAACAAAGCCAGGGGGGTCATACTCATACCGCCCAACTGCGGGCAGGAGCTGTTTGACACCGTGCAGCTCTCAGATGCCGGCGCTAACCAGTCAGCCGTTAAGTTCAGGGTAGTCGGCATCAGGTTCGAGTACAATCCGAAGCAAGCCAGATACGAGCACCGCCTCGTTCTAGGAGCGCCTTAAAGCTCTGATGGTGGAAGTGCTGTTGGTTCTGGTCTTTATGGGTCAGCGACAGCCCGGTTGTGTTGCCCGGGCGTTGTTCGGCTTCGGTGATTACGTGAGAACCCTTTTTTAGCTCAGGGTGATGAAGCCTCGCTTGAGGGCGGTGATTACTGCCTGGGTGCGGGCGTTGGCATCCAGTTTGCGGAGTATGGAGGTTATGTGGTTCTTGATGGTCTGTTCGCTGATACTTAGCTCGATTGCAATTTGCTTATTGAAGTAACCCTGTGCCATGTAGGTGAGTATTTCGGTCTCCCTTGGGGTCAGGGGGGAGACAAAGGATTCGGCGCCTTTCCCCCAGGAGAAGTTCTGAAATTGCTCCAGCACTTGATGGGCTACCTTAGGCTGTGATAGGAAGGTATCATTTATAGGGTGCTCGCCGGCAGCGGCTCTACGGATTATCGTCACCAGCTCATTTGAGGAGAGGTCACGTCTTAAATAGCCGGCGACACGGGATTTAATTGCCTGGAAGAGCTCGTCATCGTTGGGCTGGGGTGAAAGAAGTATCACTGCCACGCTGGGCAATAGCTGTTTAACGGCTTTAGCTAGGTCCATGTCTTCATTGCTGGACATCTCGATATCGAGGAGAACGACATCCGGGTATAAATTGCTTATAGCTGAAATAAGCTCGCTGCTGGAATCAACCTCTCCGCAGATATCTATATCGGCTACTTGATTTAGACTGGAGCGCACGCCCTGCCGGAATAAAGGCTGCTGGTCGGCTATCAACACTCTTATCTTAGGACGTTCTTTAGGCATAGACAACCCTTTCTATCAGTATGTTATGTTCAGTGTAGCAGGACTATACGTAGATGTCAATCGGTATCTAATCCCAAATTCCCAAAATTCTAAATGTCATTCTGAGGGAGTCCTTCCCAAATGTGAAGGACGACCGAAGAATCTGGCTCAGGATAAACTCCGCGACCGAAGAATCTCAACGTGTGGAGAGTACGACGAGATTCTTCGTTTCACTCAGAATGACAGGGAGGGCTCAGAATGACAGGGAGGGCTCGGTATGATGGGGAGAGGGAAACAAAGTTTAAAAATGTAAAGTTCGTCACGTGGGTGTTTGGGTCATTTTGACTCTCGGTTGTCATTGCCACCCTGAGTGCAGCGAAGGAGTAGCAATCTCATACTTCGTTTACCATGTCGAGATTGCCACGTCGCCCTTCCGCGGAAGGGCTCCTCGCAATGACAGTTGAATGTAGCGCCGAGGCTAAAAGCAGTCCCCCTTCCCTTGGGGAGGGAAGGGGGACAGATTGACTGAATTGTCAGATATCCTTATTTGGCAAATATGGCGAAGGTATAACCGCTGCCAGCCGGGGCGGTTAGAGTGCCGGGCGCGGACTCAGTCGTCGGCAGTTCTACCCAGGTGCCTGTAGCCTCGTCATAGTAAGCGATGACAAGCGTGCTGCCTTCTGGAACTGCCGCCGGGTCGTAGCTTATTGTTAGCGTAGCGTCCGGAGAGAAGGTGATGTCTGAAGGCGTGAACTGGTAGGCGCTGCCAATCAACTGGTAACCGTCCGGTGCTGTTACTCCTTCGACAGGTAGAATCTGAAAGTCGTCAACGTTGGTTACCGGTGTTCCGTCCGGGTTCGTTAGCCAGGTGCCAGCCGATATATTCAGCGTTACCACACCGTCGGGACTGGTTATCTCAATGTCCTCTAGTAACTCGCCCTCAGTGGTGATGAGGAGGGATGCAACCGTGCCCACTGCCTCTCCTGTGGTTCCTGTACCACCTCCTCCACCAGGTGCATCGATGGTGAGGGTTTGGTCTGCCAGCACGTACTCGTTCCCGGCTATGTCGAACACCAGGTGCCCGAGATTATGGTCGCCGACACCAGTGATGGTGAAGGTAGTGGTATCGGATTGAACGGTCGTCCAGCTAGTCCCGCCGTCGGTGCTGTATCTGATGAAGTCCACTCCAGAGATAGCATCGGCGCCGGTGAGTGTCACCGTGATTTCACTTTCCCCGGTGCGGGCGGCGTCTTTGACCAGGGTGGGTTCGGTCCAGTCGATCTTGTAGTCCTCTGCTGTCCTCGGGCTTATGTTTCCGGCTACGTCCTTGGCCCTGTTTTCGAGTTCTACAGCCGCGCCTTCCTGGTTGATTTGGAAATTGGTGGTGAGCGTGTTTGCCCCTTGGCCATTTAATTGGGTCCTATTGCCGTCGATCCAGTATCTCAACCAGTTAAGTCCGGAAGTGGCATCATCGGCGGTCAGCGTGACATCAACCGGGGCTACGTACCAGCCGTTATTACCTGTTGGTGCAGATGCTACCCTGGTCACCGTAGGTGCTGTGTAGTCGGCGTCCACGCCGGAGACGGTTTCTGACGTGGAATTACCGGCCTGGTCGGTCACCGTCTCAGTGAATGACTGGTTCTTGCCCTCGGGGATTGAGACAAGCCAGATGACCTTGTCTGTTGTCCAACCTCCGCTACCATCGGGCAAACCCGAAAGGGTGTCCTTAGCGACCCACTGGACTCGGGCGTTGGCTGGATTGGTGAACCAGCCGTTTGTCTGGGTGCCTTTGGCGGTGCCGTTGAGCTTTGGGTCCTTCAGGTCGATGCCGAATCCTATCGTACCCGAACCCGGGTTGGAGGCGCAGTCGGTAGCGGTACCGGTAAGACTGTAGACACCTTGGGCGGTAGTGGTGGATGAACCAGAAACGCTTGTGTCGCCTTGGGTGAAGGAGTTCCAGGTGGGGTCACCGCCGACCTGGCAAATGCCGGACAGGCCAGCTTGGTCTTCTGCCAGCCAGATAACGGTGACATCGTTGTTATACCAGTATCGACCGGCCTCGGGCAGGGTACCGGTGACATCTGGCGATGTGCTGTCAACCCCGAATACATATGTCGTCGTGCCAATGTGGACCAGAGTGGGAGACCACCCGACCCAGGGGATTTTATTTTCGCCATAAATGCCAGTAGTAACGTCTACCAGACCTTCATAAGTTGTGCCTGCGTCGGCGGTGACAGTCCCTTCTAGCGTTCCCGTGTTCCCCGGGCCAATGTTAAGCCAGGTGCCGGATGGGGCAACTTTATTCACTGTGAACTGTGAGGTGAGATTGTTGCTTCCGTCTAGCAGTAGTACCCCGACCGGCTGTACCCGTCCATTTAGCGCGGCTCTCTCGTTTGTGACATCCTGCTGTAGCAGCGTGGTGTTGTTGGCTCCTGGCTGGTTGGATATCCAGTATATTGTGGCTGAAGGATCATCTACAGTCCAAATCTTCTGACCAAGGAGACCATAATAAGTCCAGGCGTCCGTAAACGAAGCCTGGGCGGAGGTGGTGCCATCTGTGGCGGTGAGTATATAGGTATCCTGCATGCCGGCTACTAACTGGTAGGTGGTGGCAAATGAGCCGGTGTCATCCGTTGTAGCTGTCCACACGGTTTCTACGCCGTTGGGTTCGGTTAGCGTTAGCGTTACCTCGCTATTGGGCGTGAAATCGCCACCTTCGAAGGTAGCGAGGTCATTTGGTCCGTAGTCAGCCTTGTCGGTGCTTAAGGAGGCTTCGTCATTGACTTCGGCATTAGCCTCGGTGTTTACCTCGGCCTCGGAGTCGGTCTCAGCAGCCTCCTCTGTGCTCTCAGTGGTTGTGGCTGCCTCCTCTGTATTTTCGGCTGCCAAAGCTTCACCGGTATCTGCCTCAGCAGCTTCAGCGTTGACTTCAGCGTTAGCCTCGGTGTTTAGTTCAGCTTCGGCATTGACCTCAGTGTTAGCCTCGGTGTTTAGTTCAGCTTCGGCATTGACCTCAGTGTTAGCCTCGACGGCTGTAGCTTCAATATCTGTGGTCTCAGCGGTTGCCTCCCCTGTATTTTCGGCTGCCAAAGCTTCACCGGTATCTGCCTCAGCAGCTTCAGCATTGACTTCGGCATTAGCCTCGGTGTTTAGTTCAGCTTCAGCATTGACCTCAGTGTTAGCCTCAGTGGCTGTAGCCTCGACAGCCTCAGTAGCCTCGACCGCCGCAGCAGTCTCAACATCTGTAGCCTCAACAGCCGCAGTCTCGACAGCCGGAGCAGTCTCAACATCTGTAGCCTCGACAGCCGCAGTCTCGACAGCCGGAGCGGCTTCAACGTCTGTGGCTTCGACAGCCGGAGCCTCAACCGCCGGAACAGCAACGGCTGCAGCAGCGCCATCGTCGGCATAAGCCGAGAGGCTGGTCAGCGCCGGGCTGATGCACATAGTCAGAATAACTAAGGCTGCCAGAGCCCTAAGTAAAAACGCTTTCTTTCCTTTTCCTATTGCTTTCATTTAACCCTCCTTTGTATATAATCCCAGTAACAGGGTGTTATGTTTGCTTCCTGGCACCGAATTTTGCTCAATCTCTCTATCACCTCTAAAACAGAAACCGACCGCCAGGTCGGTTTCACTATTGGCTCAGCACTCAGCAAGTGACCACATTACTTATGGCTGGTGCTATCATCGCCCCCTGTCATTTGAAGCGCAATATTAAGAGCTGGTATTTCGGTGTTTAGCTATAACCCCCTCCTTCGGCACTGAGATAAAATAATTAATATTTGGCCTCAGGTATTATTAGGATTTCTCCTCTAAATACTACTCGCCTGATAGTCTCTTTGTCAAGTATCTTATCCTATCTTTACCGTACAATCGTAGTACTTTTTTCCTAAAACCATCCAGGACTAATTTGCCATGCCGTTTGGTAGCTTTAGGTGATTGCGTATTGCTAAAGTAAGCTAAGGTTAAGATAGGATAGGCAAGAGCAGTTTGAGGAGTTTTTAATATGGTGCTGCATGACGGGTCAAATGATATGCTAACAGCCAGGCAACTCCAGGCTTCTCGACGTGCACATCAATACGGTGCGTCGGTGGGATGAGGAGGGGCTGCTGAAGGCGTACCGCGTCGGCTCACGAGGCGACCGCAGATACAGCCGGGAGGGTCGTTTTTCTGGAGGAGAAGCGCGGAGTTGGCCAGAGGGTGGGGTAGAAAGGCACCTTTGAGGGTCTGAGGGATAAAAAAGGGGCGACATTTGCCGCCCCTTTTGACTTTTTCAGCTAGTGAGACTTACATCTGGTCTTTCTTATGTGGCTTGTTCAGCCTGGAGATGGCAATCATTACCACAAGCCACAGGACGAACAGGATGACGCAAATAAGGATTGCCACCCATGCCCAGGGAAGAAGTGGTCTCATTGGTGATATCGGTTGGATGTTGAGGCTGGCAGCCCAAGCGCTTATAGCTTTTGCCGGCACGGCCAGCGCACCCCAAAATCCGGCTTTCGATGGTACCTGGGATACTGAGGGTGTGGATGGTGTACCGGTCTGGAAGCTGAATGTAGCTGACCAGTCGCTCGGCGCTGGTTCCATAGCCATTATCCGCCAGAAGTAGTTGGTGCTGTATTCCAGCGTGCCATCATACTCGAAGGCGGTGGTGGCTACCTCAGCCTCTTTGACTATCTGGGTCATAGCCGCATCCGTAGCCAGTACGAACTTGTACTTTGTGGTCTCCTTGAAAGGTGACCAGGAGAAGGATGCCGGCGAGACCGGACAGCCGAGACAGCCGTTGTTAGGTGCCAGTAGCTGTGGTCCGTAGTACGGAGTGGTT